AAGCCAGACTTACCAAGCACTATGAGGAGATGCTCGCTCCCATTCGCGCATCCGTGATGGAGCGTCAGGCACAGGAACTCGTAGACAGCGGTGAGTTCAAAAGCATTGAAATGGCGAAAGAATATATTGCTCTGAAGAATGGAGTGCCGTATACCGCACAGACTCAGACTCAGCCTGAAGAGCAGAAGCCAGCCCGTGACAAACAGGGACGGTTCGCTCCCCGTGAGCAGAACAATGAGCCTGTCGATCAGCGGGCGGACTTTCTTGCGAAACAGGCAAACAAAATCAAGAGCCGATATGGCATTGATGTGATGGAAACCTTCAATTCAGATTCTGAAGTGAAGGGAAAGATTCTCTCCGGCGAATGGGACTTTTACGATGTGCTGGAAGAGATGAACAACGAGCGCAAACCGACAGCTCCTGTCCGCTCTTCCAATGGTGGCGTATCACAAGTGGATATCTTTGAAATGAGTGATGCGCAGTGGAAAAAGCTGAATGAAAATCTCTCTATGGGCCGGAGGTACGACATGCGAAAATAAAGGAGGCCTATAAATGGCTGTTTTTGATCATCTGAATAAAACTACATCGGCTGGCGTAAAGCCCAGTGTAGTACAGTTCTATGAGCGTACTCTGCTCGAAAATATGAAGCCTGAAATGGTTCATTCCAGGGATGCACAGCACAGAACTCTTCCGCTTCACAACGGCAAGCGTGTACAGTTCCGCCGTTTCACTCCGTTTGGCGCAATCACCACGCCTCTCGCTGAAGGTGTCACGCCTGATGGCCAGAGCCTGTTCATGACCGAGATGACCGCGATGGTCAAGCCCTACGGCGCTTTCGTGGAAGCGACTGATGAGCTTGATTATTACATGCTCGATGACATGCATCGTGAAACTGCTCTTCTGCTTTCTGATCAGGCGGCTCTGTCTCTGGATACCATTTCCAGGAATGCCTTGAACGCTGGCATGAATGTCCAGTATGTGGGGAGCAATACTTCCCGTGGTACGATCACCGCTTCTGACAAGCTCACCTATGCGGAGATCAAGAAGGCTGTCCGGAACCTGAAGCGGAAGAATGTCCGCCCGTTCCCCGACGGCTTCTATCATGCCATTGTGCATCCTGATACTGTCCATGACCTGACCTCCGATTCGATGTGGGTTGATGTTACCAAGTACCAGGACAAGGCCAAGGTTGAGAAATATGAACTTGGCACGATTTGGAAGGTAAAGTTCTTCGAATCCACCAATGCGATGGTCTTCAATGCCAAGACGTATCTGTATGGCTCTGTGAGTTCGATTACCGCCACTGCCTTTGATGCTACAACCAAGTGCATCACTGCCAGCGGTGTGACTATCTCCGAGGATCAGGCCCGTGAGCTGACCGGCCAGCTGGTGAATATTTCCATCACCAAGAACAGCACTGAGACCGTTGTTCCCGCCTGTATCGAGCGCATCGATGCCGGCGCGAAGAAGTTCTATCTGAAGTGGATCCCGTCCGTCACTACTGACTGGACCACTACGAATTCACTGAGTATCAAGCCTTATGGCGGCGGTGCCAGCAATGCTCCGGTGTATTCCACGCTGATCTATGGCCAGAATGCATTCGGTACCATTGAGCTTGGCGGTAACGGGAAGAACGTCAAGGTTATCATCAATCCTCCGGGGTCTTCCGGTGCTCTGGATCCTCTTGAGCAGCGCGGAACCATCGGCTGGAAGGTGAAGGGCTTCTGTACCGTCATCCTTCAGGATGACTTCATCACCCGCGTCGAGCATGGCGCAACGGCGTAATTTCTACAACAATACAATAACGCCAGGCCAGTGCCTGGCGTTTCCTTTTGGGAGGTTATTTTATGGCTAAGACCGAAAATGTGGAAACTGTGGAAAATACCATGGATGATCTTGCGGCGGTAACTCCTGTTGCCAAGCCGAAGAATGTGCAGCGTGTACGGGTTTTCATTCCGAAGCGCGAGGAAGAAGAGGGATCTAATGTCAAGGTCGATCCGTATGAGCATGTGACGATCAATGGCAAGACTACCCTCATTCGTAGAGGCGAGTATGTTGATGTGACTGTTCCGGTATATATCCAGCTGAAGAACAAGTTCCCGAATATCTGAGGTGATTACAATGACATTTGGAGAAGCAATCAATGCCGTGAAAAACGGTGCCAGAATTCAGCGTTCTGGATGGAACGGAAAGAAGCAGTATGTCGAACTGGCAACATGCATTTCTTACAAAGATGCAGATGGCCAGATCGTCAATTGTACGCATGATGCAATCGGCAATCAGGCACTCGCCTTTGTCGGAACATCTGGTGTTCAGATGGGCTGGCTTGCATCACAGGCAGATATGCTGGCCGATGACTGGAAAATAGCAGAGTAAGGAGTATGCAATGACAGTCGCAGAAATCAAGAATCAGGTCATGTTCCAGACGAACAATGACGTGGATGATATAGATGATTACCTTCCGTACCTGATGGAGTATATCAATGATGGCTACGACCGTCTTGTAAAGGCATATGATAAACAGCATGTTGGCAGTAACAGCATTGAATATACTCCGTTGAAAAACGATGATGAAATCCCGCTGGTACCGGAATGGACGCACCATTACATTGCTGACTGGGCATCGTGGCTGGTCTACAGGAACGGCAACCCTCAGAAGCAACAGCGCGGTTATGCTTTCCGCGAAGCATTCCTTGAGATTTGCAGAACGCTTTCTGGTGAGGGCGGCAAGAGTGCTGAGCTGAAAGGCGGACCGACAAAACGATTCCGGAATATGCCGAGGTGATGAGCAATGGCAGCACTATACAATACATCCGTGGCCATCGACGCTTTTCGTGGAATTAATCAGGTTGGAGACGGATTCAACGTGGCCATGAGATATGCTGCGGAAATGGAGAATGTCAATGTTGAGGGCGGTACCTTCCGTCAGATGCGGGAAGGGAAACTCATACCACAGGAGCTGGACACTCCAATTGGCACATTGGCATATCTGCACCGGCGGTTTGGTGAGGAAACCGGCACACTGCTTGTGGCGATTTCTGACGGCTTTGTGTACACCAAGGAACTTGATAACGATGATGATGAATGGATCCTTCGTTATCCTCTCAGCGGCGATGATCCTCTGAGCGACAGCGACAATGACTGGGTTACCTATGAGGTGAATACAAGAGGCGGTCAGGCGCTGGACAATCCGGTAGACGTTCTGCTCTTTTCCAATGCCACAGACGGCATGTTCTGCCTGTATGGCGATAATTATGAAGTGGTGCATGTGACAACTCCGAAGAAGTTCGGAGTCATTGCCCGTTATAATGAGCGGATCTGGGGAAGCGGAATTGTGGATGAACCGGACATGCTGGTCTACAGTGCACCATATGATCCGTTTGACTGGGAAGCAGATACAGAAATTCCTGAGGATGGTGCAGGTGATATTCTCATCCCCACATGGGATGGAGACAGCTTTCAGGCGCTGAAACAGTACGGATCAACATTGCTGGCTATAAAGCGGAACAGCGTCTGGCGTGTCTATGGAACGAACCCAGGCGAGTTCTCAATCCAGCAACAGTACGGCGGGGGGACCATTGAGGAAAACACTCTGGCCGTATATAGCGAGTATGCATACATGCTGGGCGAACATGGCCTGATGCAGTACGACGGTTCCGGTGTGTTTCCTTTCCGTCAGGACTGGATAAAGAACCTACTCAATGACAAAGTAAATCATGATGCGCTTTCCCTGTGTTGTGCTGCAATGCGGAATTCCACTTATTGCATCGCGATGCCGATCAACGGCAGTCCTTTCTGTAATGCAATTCTGGAGTACAACACGCTGGAACAGAGCTTCTCACTGCGGACAGAAATATCAGTAGACAGTTTCCTTCAGATTGATGAACGGCTGTTCTATACATCCGCTTTGTATCCTGGGCGGGTCTTTGAGATGAGGGATGATATCGGCAAACCGCTTTTCTGTGAGTGGGTCAGCAATTATCAGGACCTTGGGCAGAAGAACTCCGTGAAGAGTGCTTTTCTTGTGTATATGATGGTAGACAGCGAGGCACCGGTCGAACTGAGAGTTGGGATCCGGACCGAGAAAAAGCTGAAAACCAAGATTGTAAAGACAAAGCCGGGTAAGATGACCAGAATACAGTTGAACCTGACTGGCCGGATATTCAGGCTGGAAATCAGGTCTTACAGTGCTGTTCCATTCGCCATTGCCGGTGGAGTCAAAATAGATCTGGAACTGGATCCAGACTGAGTGAGGTCATCATGCAAGATAGACGAAAGCAGATTATGATAGGGTATCCGTTTCCACGAATTCCGGCCAGCTGGAATGAGGAAGAGCGGCGCTTTGGGCTTGAACTCAAAAATCTGTTTGATCAGATATTCGGACGGTTCAATCTTCAGAAGATATATCCTGTCGGTATTATCGTTCTCTCAGGCGATAACAAAGCTCCATTTTCTTTCGGGAAATGGGAAGAAGTGAATATTGGAATATCTGGAGTGTACGCATTTAAGCGTACAGTTTGAAGGTGAAACATGGTAAAGATTGAGAATCTAAATTCACTGGCAATTGGTGTTCAGGGTGAGAATCTGGCAACACCAATTGAAATTGATGTGACAAGCTGGGTGGATGCTTTTCCAGCCGGTAGCTTACACATTCTATTTAAGCCGTATAACCAGACCATTCCTCTCCCGATGGTAACCTCATATGACAGCGAGACAAAGATACTGAGCTGGACACCGACATTTGGAGCAACGGCTGTAGTCGGTGTCGGATATTCTGAGGTCAGAATGCTTGACTCAACAACAGGTATGGTTAAGAAATCCCGTATTGTTCCAACTGTCGTTGACAACAGTGTCAGTGGAATTGAGGAGAATCCCCCTGCTCCATATCAGGAATGGGTTAATTCTGTGCTACAGGCGGCTGTTGATGCTGAAACTGCACAGGACGGCGCTGAGGAAGCATTGAGAAAGGCGGAAGATACCATCCTGCTATACCCGAGGATCAATCCATCTACCTATACATGGATGGTCTGGGATTCTGAGCATGAAGTATGGGTTGATACAGGAATTCTGGCACGCGGTGCTACCGGCGCTCAGGGGCCTATGGGGCCTCAGGGTATACAAGGTGTTCAGGGAGAGAAAGGTGATCAGGGTATACAGGGTCCTGTTGGTCCTGTTGGCCCTGCTGGTCCTCAGGGCGAACGAGGTAATGATGGCACCACAGCTGTCATTGAAATCGGTATTTCCCGTTATGCTTTCCGTATTACTGACGGGCATCTCTGGTGCGATTACGGCGGAGATGAAGCGCCAGCTTTCCGTATCGATGAAAGAGGGCATTTTATCTATGACATGATTGATATGTCCAGTTCGATAGATTTTGGTCGTGTTGTCGGCGATGGCGTATCAACAGCGATAAAAGACGCATTGCTGGCGTGCTTTGCTAAAGTTGCTTGGATTGACGAGCATGGCCAGGACTATTACGACGATCTGGAAGCCGCGCTTTATATGCAAGCTAGTCTTGATTATATCGAAGCAGTTTATACACAGACTGGAACGGTTTATAATACTGATTCGCTCAACAGCTTAAAAAGCGATCTCGTTGTGACAGCCTATTACGATGATGGGACTTCGGAACCTGTTACAAATTATACTCTGTCTGGTACACTAACCGCTGGTACAAGCACGATTACAGTCAGTTACAGAGGAAAAATCGATACATTTACCGTAACCGTAACAGCATCACCTGTAACGCTCTCTTCTATTAGCGCTTCGTTTAATCCTGGGACTGCAACGATTTATGAATCGACGATCCTGGACAGCCTGAAACAATATTTGACCGTGACAGCGACTTATAGCGACAGCAGCACGGCGACAATTGCAAGCGCGAATTACACATTGAGCGGTACGTTGACCGTTGGAACGAGTACGGTTACTGTTACATATAGTGGGAAAACTACTACATTCAACGTGACGGTGGCGGCAGATCCGGTCACGCTTTCTTCCATCAGTGCTGTATTTAATAGCGGAGCTGCTACGATATATGATACTGATAGTCTTAACACACTTAAACAGTATCTTACCGTTACGGCAACCTACAGCGACAGTAGCACAGAAATCGTTGCTTCGGCCGATTATACCCTGAGTGGTACCCTGACGGTCGGGACAAGTATAATCACGGTTTCTTATGGAGGCAAAACAACTACCTTTACCGTGACCGTTACCGATGCATCGACACTATCTTCCATTTCAGCAGTATTTAATCAAGGTTCTACAGTTATTTACGATACCGATTCTCTGAACAGTCTTAAACAGTATCTTACTGTCACGGCAACCTACAGTGACAGCAGCACAGCAACAATTTCTTCAAACGACTATACTTTGAGCGGTACATTGACTGTCGGGGCCAGCACGATCACTGTATCTTATGGTGGGAAGACGGCAACGTTTAACGTTACTGTCACAGCTGCACCGGTAACATTGACTTCTATTAGCGCTGTACTGAATTTGAATAACACCATTATTCGGGATGGTGACGCTTTGAATGATCTCAAACAGTATCTAACAGTTACGGCTATATACAGTGATAGCAGTACCGCCGTGGTCAACGCAAATGACTATACTTTGAGCGGATCGTTGGCGCTTTCAGCTAACGAATATGATGCAAGTCAGTCGACGATTACAGTATCTTTTTCCGGCCAAACTACAACATTTGTCGTAACTGTGCATAATGCTATGACGGCGAATCGTGTGACATTGCCTTCTGGATTCACACAGCTTGTTATGATAAAAGCACCACGGAGTAATGCTATTAATATTCCATATATCAATACTGGAATCAATGGTCTTTCGGTCGATCATGTGGAGTATGGAATTCAATGTTATTTTATTCCTTCTTCTGGTGCTATTAATTACCACGTACTTTCAAGTAATTATGTATGGTATCCATATTTTAGAAAAGGTAGCAGCGGTTCTTTGAATTTCCAAGTGAAAAATCGTAGTACGGGCAATACTGCCACTGGTTTGTCAGAAACGTGGGAATTGAATACAGATTATGTAATTGAAGCATATCCCAATGTGAAAATTAACGGTGTAACTGTAACAACGGCTGTCAGTGGCGGTGCTTCTAGCGGAGATGCTAATTTGTTTATCAATGCACGACCAGCAGAAAGCCTTGATCGTGGTTATACCGATCCGTCCCCCATCCGCTGGTATTACATAAAAATGTTTGATGATCAGAATCAATTGACGCACCAATTCATTCCGTGTAAAAACAGCTCTGATATTGTGGGAATGTATGATACTGTGACAAGAACTTTCTATACGAGTGCCAATGATTTTTCTTTTGTTGCTGGGGAGGCGATCTAATTGCTGTATGACGTAAGCGGAAACATTCTGTACAACGATAAAGCCGCATCCTTTTCGGATAATATGGAACTGGATTATGCCTACGATTCAGACACAAATGCAAACTACTCGGTAATCCGGGTATTTCAGACAAAACGTGACGGAACAAAACAGTATCCGTTTGTCCGGTATCCCGGGCGAATGAAAGCGTCCGAACTTGCAGCGCAGGAAGGATGGTCACTGATTATCAATGCTGGCCTCGGTGTCAGCGCTAGTCAGCCCATCGACGGCGTAGCGATCGAAAACGGCATTGTGAAGAATGACGGCCCAGCAACATATCATGTCGGGGCTATGCCTCTTACGATTGACACAAACGGAAATCTTAACGCTGTAGATGCAAACACCACTGCTTCGTCACTTGTCTCGGAAGGGATTGTATCGGCTACGTGCGGTTTCTGCGCCATTATTGATAATTATCAGGCAGTTAGTCCATTGCCGGATGTTAACATTGGCGGAGCTGGAAACCATTTCAATCAGAATGCGCAACGACAGATCATCGGACAGTTTGGAAACGGTGATTATGCGATTGTTTCATGCGCGGGCCGGAGTCAATTCAACTCTGACGGATGGAAGCTTTCAGAAGCGCAGACTATATGCATAAAACTTGGGCTGAAATTCGCATACAACCTGGACGGCGGCAAATCTGTTGCAACATTTTTGCGGAAGAAGCCGGTATGGGATTTTATGGCAGGAGAAACCCGCATAGTGCCGTCGTTTATTGTATTCAACGGGACGGATACTTTTTCCATTCCATCGGCGAATATTTAAAATTTCACTTTAAAAAAGAGAAAATACTGAAAGAGAGATGTGATTAATATGCCTGGATCGATTGATTTTGGTCCGGTCGTAGGACCTGTTGGTCCGCAGGGGGCACAGGGTATCCAGGGATCTCAGGGAATTCCTGGGCCTCAGGGCATACAAGGGCCACAAGGCCGTCAGGGTGAGAGGGGACCTACTGGGCCTCAGGGCATACAGGGTATTCAGGGACCGCCTGGGCCGGGGCTTGCGACTGGTGGAACTACCGGACAGATTCTGCGCAAGGCTTCAGCCGTTGATTTTGACACAGAATGGCACGAGATGACTGGATCTGATGTGCCGATTACTTCAAATGACCAGACTTCGGTTGCTCAGAAGATAGGTACAATTGACAATCAGATCGCCGGTATTGGTGATCAGATAGACGGTATTGGTGATCAGATAGATGGCCTTGAGATAGAGCTTAGTAATCAATCTCAGCAGATTGAGAACAAGGAAAACAAGCTGATCGGCAAAACTGTGGCGATTTCAGCGGCCACAACAAGCGGCGTTATTGGATCAATCAGCGAAGACACTTCTATCACGTCCTCTATGGTTGTGGTTGCGTCTACAATCAATAATCCTGATTATCAAACATCAGATTGGGTGATTACTACAACCGACGGAGGATTGACAATCACAGGCACGGCAAGCGCGGCAACAAGTGTTTACATTGTACTAGCGGAGGTATAACAAAATGGAAAAGACGGTATTTTATACGACAGTGGAAAATCAGGTCAGGACCAACGGAACCTATGGACTGCTTTATGATCATTTTAACAATCTCGCACAGGCTGAGGCTAAGTTCTATACGATCTGTGCGGCGGCGGCGGTTTCTGAAATTCCCTATCATGCGGCCTTTCTGATTCAGGACAACGGCCTGATTGTTGGCAGTAAAGTTTATGACCGCCGGACCATAGTGACACCTGAGGAGGCCTAACAGGATGGCACAAAGCACGATTAAATCTCCGTTCAGGGATAAAGTTATTCAGCTAACGGTGGATAATACAAAAATAACTCAGGGCAGTATATATTGCATTACAAGAAACGGGTGGTGCTATATACACTTAAGGGATCTACGTTTTGCATCAGATGGAGACTCGCAATTGATAATATCAGGTTGCCCAAAAACAATTTACCAGGCTAACGGTATCTTAACATCTGAAAGCAGTTCAACGTCATTGAATAATGATGTATTCTGGATAAACCCAGACAGTACAAATATATTATGTCACATCGGGACCGGAAATCATGAAAAACGCCATTGGGTTGTTTTTGCGTATCCATACGCTATTTAAAACCAGTGCCATAGCAAAATGACAACATCCAAAATAATAAAAAGGAGTGATAACTACGTGGATCGAATGTAATCCGAATCCGGATAAAAGAATGACTACTGACTGTGCGGTACGTGCTATCGCTCTTGCTCTGAATATTCCATGGGATGATGCCTATCTAATGCTGGTATCAAAAGGTTTTAAGATTCATGACATGCCGGATAAGCATTCTGTGGTACATGCAGTTTTTAAAGATCTGGGATACAAGCGTGAAGCTGTTCCCAGCACCTGTCCTGACTGCTATACCATTGATGATTTCTGTAAGGATCATCCGAAGGGCGTTTTCTTTGTTGGATTTGGCGATCATATCGCAGTTATCCGTGACGGAAACTTGCTGGATGCGTGGGACAGTTCACATGAACTGCCACAGCTTTACTGGTACAAAGAGGGGGATGAATAATGGCTTATTATCCGCAACAGCCACAGACCAATGTGATTCAGGTGTCAGGCGAGCAGGAAGTTCGGTCTTTTCAGTTCGCGCCGAACTCAACTTTCGCATTCTTCGACCGTAACGAGCCGGTCATCTATTATGTCCGGTCTGATGCATCCGGAAGGGTAACTGTTGACATACTTGATTTTACGATCCGTCCGGACCCTAAGGTAGTCCAGCAGGAGACAGAAATGAATGAGCTCAGACAGCGTCTTGCTGCCATTGAAAGTATGTTAGGAGGGTTAGTCCATGAATCCACTGTTTCAAAATCAACAGCCGCAGGCACAGTTCCCACAGGGACAGGGGAATCTGCTCCAGCAGTTCAATCAGTTTCGTAACTCTTTTCAGGGTGACCCCAGTCAGACCATTCAGCAGATGCTGAATTCCGGACGTGCCACACAGGAACAGTATAATCAGGCTGTTCAGATGGCACAGCAGTTCAAACAGATGTTTGGACTTAAGTAAGGTACTACCTGTCCAAGTGTACATAGGACAGTGAGTATAAATATTTTTAAGGAGGTTTTTGTTTTATGAACGAAAACGGTACTAATGTGACTCTGCCCGTTCAGCCGATGAATGTCGGTGGCAACAACGGACTTCTCGGTGGAGATCTTGGATCTCTTATCATCCTTTTCTTCCTCATGATGATTTGCGGAGGATGGGGTAATGGATTTGGAAACGGAAACGGTGGAGGTATCGGAGGCCAGCTGTATCCATGGATGAATCAGCAGGCTCAGATGCAGGAGGGCTTCCGTGACCAGATGCTCAATACTCAGATCGAGGGAATCCGCAATGGTCAGGTTTCTGGCTTCGGTGACGTGAATCTCGGCATTGCTGGTCTTGGCCGTCAGATCTGTGAGACGGGCAGCGCTGTTACCGGTGCAGTTCGTGATGGCTTCTATTCTGCCGAGCTGGGAGCCAATCAGCGGCAGATGGCCAGCATGAATCAAAATTTCCAGATTCAGACCGGCATCGGCGATGTCAAGTACACCATTGCGAATGAAGGCTGTCTGACCAGGAATCAGTCCCAGATGAACACCCGTGACATCATCGACAACCAGAACAACATGGGCCAGAAGATCATGGACAAACTGTGCCAGCTCGAACTGGATGGCGTGAAGGCTGAGCGCGATGCAGAGCGCAGGAACACTGCTGAGCTTCGTGAGCAGGTAACTCGCCTGACTCTGGGCAATCAGCTGGCTGCCGGCTTCGCCAATGAGGTAGATCAGCTTTATAACAGGCTCAACAGTTGTCCGGTCCCAACTACCCCCGTTTTTGGCCGCACACCGATTTTTACATGCAACAACCAGAATCCGCAGTATTCCAACTGTCCCTGCGGTGGGAATCTGATGTAAGGGGGAAATCTCAATGGCAGTATATATCGGCATGAATGGTGTGCAGTCTCTGCTTAACAGGCAGTCTGCCGCCACATATGCGTCTATCTCGTGCCCCAGGGGGAATGTCCTCCATGATAACGGCAGCGGGATTTATACACTGCGTGGGAATACGCCCAACTGCTTTGCCCGGTATCGTGTAAAGGGCAAGGCAAACATCGCAATTCCTACCGGTGGGACAGTCGGACCGATTGCCATGGCGATCACGATTTCCGGTGAGGTTTATGAGCCGAGCCGGTTTATCGTGACTCCTGCCGCAGTCGAGGAGTACAACGGCGTGATATGTCCAGCAGTCATTACTGTTCCTCGTGGATGTTGTACGCAGATCGGCTTTGAACCGGTACCTGCGTCAGATGATCCGGCTGTCGCACCGGCTCCCGTAGTCGATGCGCAGAATATCTACGTTGAGATTGAAAGAATCGCATGAAAGGAGGAACAGAGATGATTAATAAAATGCTCTATGAGCTTTGTGAGACTCTGAACAAGGAACTGGAAGAAGTCTTCAAGGAGACCTCTCAGAAAGGAATGAATTCCACTTATCTGGATTACATCGACAAGCTGACGCATTCCCTGAAGTCTGTCAAGACCATCATTGCCATGGAGGAATCCAAGGGCGGTAATTATGGTAATGGTGGTGGGTACAATGGCTACAACCGGTATTATGCCAATCCGAATTCTGTTGATTACAACAGGGGCGGTTATGGTTATGATGGCGGATATGGTGAAGGTGATGGTTACGGCCGGCGCGGCCGTGACAGCATGGGAAGATACACCTCTGACGGTGATCTGGCACAGGAGCTTCAGAAGCTGATTGGTCAGGCACCTACGCCGCAGATCCGGATGGACATGGAACATCTCGCTCAGAAGATCAACAACGCTATGTGATGAAAAAGGGGAGTTGCAAAGGCAGCTCCCCTTTTTGAGGTATCAAATGATTACAGTTAAAGAGTTTCTTGAAGGAATCCGTGCAAATGCCAAACGGATTCATGATTATCAAAAGGGTCATGATGGAAGTGACGGCACCTGTGATTGCGTTGGTCTGATCATTGGAGCGCTGCGGCTGGAAGGAGTCGATTATAAAGGCACTCACGGCAGTAACTACTTTGTAAGATACTGCACCAGTGGGATGCGTCGGACATCAGGTCTGAAGGTCGGCGATCTGGTTTACAAGGCCAAATGGCCAGGGGATGAGGGATACGATCTGCCACCCAGATATGAGGATGGAACAGACATCAAAGACTACTATCATATCGGCGTAGTCATGTCTGTTGAACCGCTTAGCATCTGGCACTGTTCCGGCGGTGGAATGCACTATGACGATAAGATCGGCAAGTGGAATTACTGCGGCGAATGTACCTATGTCAATTATGGGGAGGAAAAGAAGATGACACCACCGTACATTGCAAAGGTCATTACATCATCTGACGCTCTTCGTCTTCGTACCGGTCCCGGCACTGATTATATAAAAATCGGATCTGTCCCTAAGGACGCTGAAGTTAATGTCATCACCCATGGTGACGGCTGGGATTTTGTTGAGTATGATGGAATGCATGGCTATGCCAGCAATCAGTATCTGTCCCCCGTCAGAGAGATTCATGAAGACACTGAAGAGGGGATCACCATTACCATCCCGAAAGCTGATGTATCAAGGTTCGTCGATGTACTCCGTGAACTGATCGGGGTATTGGAAGGGGGAAAATAAAATGAGGGATACACTCCAGATTATTGCCGCAGGTATTGGGGCGTTTCTTGGCTTCATCTGTGGTCTGCCGCCGATTCTGATCGTTCTGGTTGTCGTTATGACGCTGGATTTTATCACCGGAGTCATTGTGGGATGCACCGGTCGTTCTCCAAAAACGGAGTATGGCGGTCTGTCTAGTTCCACCGCTTTTATTGGGTTGCTCAAGAAAGTTGCAATTCTGATCGTTGTGGCGCTGGCATATCTGCTTGATTATGCAGTATCGTCAACTTCCGGCATTGATTTTGCCGCCGTCAGCGGCGCTACTTGTCTATGGTTCGTTGCCTCTGAGGGCATCTCTATAGTTGAAAATGCCGCTCTCATGGGTGTGCCGATTCCGGACCAGATCCGACAGTTGCTTGAGGTCATGAAAGGAAAGAAAGAGGTATAAAGCGAATGGCTACATCTTCGGATCAGCTTGAAAAGCTTATAAAAATGAGGACGGGGTACGAATATACACCGAAGACTGCTGAACAGATCAGGCAACAGGCCGAAGGTGAATACCAGTCGTACTATGATCAGCTGAGGCTTGCCGCAAGGCAAGCCCAGCAAGCATCAGATCTCCGTCTGCAACAGCAGATTACCGGTCTACAGTCTACCTATGACCAGCAGAGAGAGGACAGCGCCAGGCAGTTCAGACAGGCTTACAGTCAGGCTGACAGGCAGCTTCTCGGCAGGGGCATGCAGAGGTCCAGCTATGGCGCACAGACACTGGCGAATGTCAGCCTGGAAGGAAACCGTGCACAACAGAGGATCAATGATGCACAGACAGCCGCAACACAGCAGATCGAGGACCAGCGGACACAGCTCAGCAATCAGCTCAATGAAAAAATCAATCAGTATGCCGCATCACAGGCTGCTGATGTTCTCAATCGGCAGAGACAGCTTGAGGACACAGAATATGATCGTAGGGTTGATGCGCTCAAGTCGCAGACCAGTCTGGAACAAGCGATCTATTCTGCCATGTATCAGCAGGAGCGTGACAAAGTGGCGGATGAGCAGTGGCAGAAACAGTTTGATGAATCTACGCGGCAGTTCAATGAGAACTTCGCTCTTGAGTCATTCCGTTATGGCTACAATCAGCCTCAAGCTTCCGGCGGTGGCGGTGGCGGTGACAGCTACTCTAGTGGTGGTGGTTATAATCCACCAAGCAAGCAGAATAAGAATAATACTCTGCTCGATTATGCCAATGGTCCAGCAGCAAATGGATCAAACGTAAGAACTGGAACATTAAGCAGTAGCGCTCCTACGGTCAGCTATAGTGTGAGCAAAGGAACTGCTTCTTCATCTGGCTCTGCGTCATCCAAATCTGGTTCTTCAGGTAAATCCTATATATCTGCGAGTGCATCTTTTTCTACAAAAACCAAGAAGAAATAAGAGGGGGATAATATGGCATCTTTTAAAGTTTCTGTTGGCAACAAAGATGATGACAAGAACAAAAATAAAAGCTCTTCCGGTGGTGGAGGCGGTAACAGTTCCAAGGCTTCATCTGGTGGCGGTTCTACCTATATATCTGCGAAAGCATCTTTTTCTTCTTCTTTTTCTGTTGGTGAAAAATCGTCTTTGATTAAAGGAGGGGTGGGTACTACGGTATCCACTCCTTCGTCCTCCAGAGGATCCGGAACGAGTTCTTCACTGGCTGGTTATAATAAATCCGCTCTTACAAAAACCGGCATTGGTGGAAGTACTGTTACGTCAAACAGTCCAGGCGGCAGAACGCAGACTGTTACGATGGATTACAGAGGCAAAAACAGCAATCGTTCTCCGTTCGCTTCTTATGATGCCAATAAACAGCTGACGTATGATTCGAAGCCAGGTGAATTTGCCGCCAGAGCTTTGTATTTTGGAGCAACTGGACAGACACAGCGCGGACGTGATGTGTTCAATTCACTCCAGCAGGAATTCATGGACTTTGATTCTCCTCTGTACCAGCCGTATTACAGAGGAACGAGCAAGGCTATTGCAGCACTGGCTCAGCTGGGCGTTCAGGTTCCGGAAGATAATGTTCGTGAATGGCTTTCTGCAAATGGTGAATTTGTCCGTCAGAACAAACGTGAGACGGAATCTACCTATAATCCGACAAAGACGAAAAGATCTTCAAAAGATCAGCAAATCGCCTATTGGCTGTATCAGCTTGAAAAAGATCAGGATTTTACCGAAAAAGCACAGAAGGAATGGGCAGATCTTCAGAAGGAACTGTCATATAAGGCCAATCGTCTTGACTGGAATATGTCCGATGATGAGATTATCAGCTCTATCAACTGGAAGAAGTATCCCAGTCTGGCAAAGATGGATGCCGGCATTGAAATGGGAACCTATCCTGAACTGACACAGGGTATTGATTACAGCCGCGACAATCTGTATGGTGTCCTGTTCGCCGCACGGAATCCGGAGAATGCATCTGACAATGCCTACATCAATACCGGCTGGTACTATACCAATGCTGGGAATACCTATCTCCAGAATGATGCTGTCCGCAATGCCAGCAATCCGAACAGCCCTGATTTCAATCCGTATCGCTATGGCCCGTCCAGGGCAACGGATGACACCATGGAGTATTTCGGGGTATCCAGCATCGATCAGAAATTCCTTGATGATCATAAGTACATGATGAACTCCGCCGATGAAAAAGAGCGGACCATGTACGCGAATGCTGTCAAGTATTACAACAACTGGGAAAAAATCGAGGCCCAGGCCAAAGAGCTTGAAGAAGTGATTAAAGAAGGATTGAAATATCATCCTCATGATGCACAGGGACTGATTGATTACGTCTTTGGTGATGGCAGTGTTTATGAAGACCTTCATATGCTTCAGAAAGTCGATGAAAGCTATCTCGGCAAAGATGGAAAGAATCCGACAGGCAAGTTTGTTGGTACGGCACAGGCTATCTCTTATGACAGAAAACATATTGAGGATAAGATCCATGAAATCTGTGGCCCCAGCTATAATGATTACAGCGGCGCTGAACAGATTTCTTATATCTGCGACAAGCTTGGCGTCGATCAAACCGGCATTACATATGATCCTGTCGTTGATCACGAGATGGACAATGCTATCAATGAGAGTGCCGGATACATCGCTCAGAATGGTACGCCTGAGGAACAGGATGTATTCCAGAACGCCTATCTCTACAACTATGACAACTATACACGGGAAGTCGCAGATGCCATTGTAGACGGCAGAATGACCTCTCAGGAAGCCTATGACATGCATCTGGGATATGCCAACGATCTGTGCTATCAGCATTACTATGGCGCAAGAAATGTTGTCAATCGATATGAAAGTTTACGGGCTGAAAAAGACGCTCTTATCGCACAGCTTACCCCCGGCAATGTCGATGTGCCTGAAGATGAGCAGTATACCGAACAGGTACGCCAGGAGAATTTTGAAATTCAGAAACAGATAGAAGAAATTGATGCTGAATTATTAAAGCTTACTCCAGACCACGATGAGGCTCTAGATACTCTGAAAAAGATCGATCAGAGCTATGAGTTTGCAGATCGTATTGCATCTCTTGGTGCGGTTACTGTTCCGGAAAATCAGAAGTTTGAAGCCCGTGCAATGATTGACTATATTTCTCAGTTTGACGGGGAATTGAGTCTGCCGGAATATTCGGCGTATTCCGCGTATGAAATGGATCTGGAATCAGGCACGGAGAATTATGCCAGCATTGCAGATCGGGCTAAGAATGACATTGTCGAAAACAATATAACTATCTCTTCTATTGATTACTTCCTCAAATGGATCACTGACAATAACGTAGATGTTCCCGAACGTGCTATTGAGAACATGAAAACGATGAAGGAACAGCTGGAGCGGAATGTTTCTGATTCGGAGTATTTCCTTGTGCAGGAAAATGATGACTTTGAATCTGTTGTAGCGGCAAAAAAGAAAGAAATCAAAGATAAATTTGCTCAGCGCAATTGGTTTGAAAACTCTATATTTGGGCTTGGCTCGTGGGATGAGTCAGAAATTGCATCTGCTATTGCTATGCCTGACAGTGTATTCGGATTTGGAATGACTGACGGCAATGGCCTGCACTGGACTGAGGCGGAAGAGAATACCTATATGTATCTCTATGCCAAAGAAGGCAAAGAGAAAGCAGAGGAATACGCGAACTTCCTCAAGAATCGGGTAAAGACCCGTGAATATGAAAACATTCAGCAGTGGTGGAGAGATAATCTTAGCGGTGGTAATAAGGTTGACAGTTTCGGGGAGCATATCGCGAGTGGGATTGTCGGTACACTGACAAAGCCGTTCGCTGATATTACCAGTGCTCTTTATACCATCGGTCAGATGGCAACCGGAAATAAGATCTATACCAAAGATCCAATGTTTGCACTGTCCAATGTAATCACTGACATGCGCGGTGAGACTAAGGAGGCTCTACAGAATAAATTCGATGATCCCAATATGAAAGCTGTCATGGGATTCCTGCATGATATAAGCACCAGTGCGCTTGACAGCCTGTACACTGGCAGTCTGGCCGGTATGATGGGATTGTCATCTGTTGTGAGCAGTAAGGCTTTCTTTTCCGGTGCCAAAAGTGGGCTTGTCAGAAAAATCGGTGAGAAATTACCTAAAAGCCTGAATGCTTTTTTTGCTGCAAGTCTTCAGGGATCAGCCACAATTTCACAAACAGCGCAGGACCTCGCACAGCGTGGCATAGATGATACTACTGCGTATTGGCTGGCATGTGGTATTAATTTTATGGCTGAAACAGCTACTGAGGCTATTGAGGTCTCCGATATTCTCAATATTGATGATAGTGCTTCTTTCAAGGCATTATGGGGTGATGGTAAGAAATTCCAGGCAATCTGCAAGCTTTGTCAGATTGACGATGCTTTTGGTGAGTCTGCCTCTGAATTTATTTCGGGATTGTCGGACTACATCATTACAGAAAAGGCGGCCAAATATGATTTGTCTACGGATGATGGCCGGCGGCAGTTCCTGAAAGATATCATCTATTCAGGTTTCAGTGGTGCCGTATCTGCTGGTCTGTCTTCCGGCGTGAGTTCATTTACACGAAATGCTGTTAACAGCCGGAATGAAAAACAGGCCAAGCTTAGAGCGCAGGAGCAAGAACAGCAGACCAGACAGAGAATTGAGGATATGATAAACAATCTGGACTTTGGTAACGGTCCCAGAAATCAGCCTCAGAACCAGCAGAATCAGACTCAGGAACAGACTCAGGAACAGGACCGTCAGGAGCCCGATTGGTATAACAGAGATACAGAAGATGAAGAGATAGAGTATGTAGAGCATGACAGAAGTCAGTATGAAGGTAAATCTACCGAGGATATCACATCCGAACTAACTGAGCTGGTATCCAGAATCGAACAGACTAAAAAGGACCTTGCTGAACAATCCGAGCTTGCCGATAAGAAAGACAAAGAATATGTCGAAGAGCAGAACAAGGATATTCTGAATCAGCTTGACGAGCAGTCGAGAGGATTGTGCCAGGAGCTTGCTGACCGCTATGTCGATACTTATACACGCCTGAAAGATCTGCTGAACGCAAACGGCGGTGACATGGATGCATCTGCCATGCAGCTACAGGCAGAGGCCGATGCCATCGACAAAACCCTGTCCTCCGTTGGTACGGATATGGACGGCATCCGGCAGAATATCGATGACATGATTACCAGCAGATCCGGAGAAGAAGAGCTGGAGATGCCAGAAACCAATAATACCCAGATTTCTCCGGAACAGGCCCAGATGATTCGTGCGGTTAATGCTCTGTTTAATGCGGACCAGTCCGGTGATCAGGCGGCCAGATCTATCACACTTTCCAGCGTCCTGGCACTCAGCAACAGTGATCGATCTGTAACTCCAATGGACCGCGCCGGCGGTATGGCTCTTGCCCGTGACTATGGAGATAAGATTCCTCAGCTCAGCTATCTGTTCCTCAGCGCTGTTGAAAATGGGCAGAACTTTGATGATGTGGCTAACGCACTGTCTGTTGCCGCTCTGAAAGTCGATGGTACGCAGTCCGGACGGTTCCTTGATCTGCTGATGCAGAAGAACGATACCCACTATACCAAAGAAGAAATTGACGGCCTCATTCAGCGGTCACTGGCAGACATTAATGATCCTCTGCTGAATACTGCACTGCTGAATAAGATTGTCGATTATGACGCAGCATTCCGTGTTAAAGATAAGATCGCCGAGGGCCGCCGTAAGAACTCAAAGGCGGCAAGCAAACGGGCAAAGGTAGCTAAAGATCAGGCCAGACAGGCTGCAGATAAGCTGGCAGAATCTCAGCGCCATCTGTCTGCCGCTCAGGATAATCTGAATGCGGTATCACAGGAATTCCATGCGAATCCAGCAGATTCCGCTCTGTTCGGCGCTCAGTCGAAAGCACAGCAGGATGTTGTCGGGCGTGTCAATGAGGTTGAAAGCAATCGTAAATCATCACAGGTGGCTCAGAATACAGCGGATGAAGCACAGAAGGATGCGGATGAGATTGCCGGTCAGGAAATGGCAGAAATCCGTCAGGAAGCCAGAGCAGAAGCCGAACAGGAAATGGCCGAGATGCGGCAGGAACGAGCAGAACAGCGTAAGGCTGAATCGGCAGAACAGGCTCAGGGTGGAGTAAGACAGGGCTACACCGGCACAACCTATGTTGGCAGTCAGCCTATCACATTCCACTATGCCGCCATTGATGCTGATGGTCTGATTGCCAGCAATGATGATAATTTCGCGCCAAACCCGAACTATCCGGCAGAATTACAGCCCAGAGACCGGACGAGAGCGGCTGACCAGATGAATATCAGCAATATGGCCAAGACACTCATTCCTGAGCGGCTTGGAGAATCTTCCAGTGTCCAGGAAGGTGCACCGATTGTCGGACCTGATTATGTCGTTGAATCCGGAAACGGGCGGGTGCTGGCAATCAATCAGGCCAGAGGCGGTGAAACTGGAAAGAATTATACCAACTGGCTTCGTGCGAATGCGGAAAAGTTCGGTCTGAATCCTGATGATATTACAGATCGTTCTGTACTGGTCCGTGTCCGTGAATCAGATGTTGATCGTGTGGAATTTGCCCGCCAGGCGAACGAATCCAATACAGCATCCTATTCTGAGACGGAAACAGCTGTCAATGATGCAAAGGCGCTGGGAAATGATATCATTAACAAGTTTAATGGCTTCAATTCCAAAGGAAGCGTGAACACGCTGTCTAACAGAGAATTTATCGCTGACTTTGTGAATAAGATCATTCCGAAATCACAGCGCAGTCAGTATCTGACTGAAACCGGTGAGTTGAATACCAGAGGGGAAACCCGAATCATGAATGCTGTCTTTGCAAAGGCATACGGTGATACGCGCCTCATTTCCATGCTGGCTGAAGGTTCTGATGAAAGCAAGAATTTCCTGAAAGCAATGCGCGAAGTGGCACCAAATGTCGCTATGCTTGATGCCCGTGTTGATGCGGGAGAGGCATTCAAGACTGATTTGCCGCAAAGGATCACTGATGCCGTAAAGCTTTTGAGAGATATCTATGCCAGTGGCGGAACACTGTCTGACCGTCTGGATCAGGTATCCATGTTTGATGAAGGGGAAAATAACGGCGTGGATCCTATCACGGCGGAGCTGGCAAGATTCTTTGATAAGAATAAGCGCAGTGCTACCAAGCTGGCTGACGGTATTCTTAACATGATTGATCAGGTTTACAATGCCGGTATCCCTGGACAGCAGACCATGTTTGGTAAGGGAGCACCTACACCCGATCTTCTTCCGATCATCAAGAAAACGGCGGCAGATATCGCGTCTAAGAATGTATTGCATGCAGTATCAGACCATACCGTAACAGTTCCGGCCGCACCTGTTCAGTCTGATAATCCAAATGTACAAAGAGACATCCAGTCTGGATGGGATATTATCCAGAGACTTTCAGATCGTATCGGCGTACCTATCGATCCTCGCCGGTCAAAATTCCAGCGTAATCTCAGGCGCAGAGATGCAGGTTATATTCATCCTGACGCAAAAGTGGTTCATGTACAGGATGCTTCCATGGTTGAAATTGCCATGCATGAGCTTGGCCATGTAATCTCTCAGGTTGACGATCTGGCCAACCGGCTGGATACCAGAGGACTGCTGGCAAACCTTATGAACATTCCGAGAGAGGCACAATTCCTGAGTACGTATTATAACCCGAACGATGTACAGGGTAGCCAGCAGGTCATTGAAGAGGAAAGCCGTGCTGAGTTTGCCAAGTTCTGGGCATTGGACCGTGATTATGCTGTCCAGCTCGCCGGTCAGGAATTTGTTGACCAGTGGGAAAATCTGCTGAATGACCGCGGATGGCTTGCTCCGATGCAGGAAGCATCTGTTCAGCTAAGGCTGAACCGCGCACAGACAGTTACAGACGCTGAACGTGGAGGATCTTATATTCATCTGGAAGACCAGAATAACAAAAGCAGACCGACAATAAGGGAGTGGGTACGGAAAGCCCTCACTCAGGTATCAGACTATACTCTTCCACTCCAGCAGATCACGGACGAGAACAGACACAATCAGGGTGAGAATTACCGCCGCGATCTGGATCCTCGTGAGCTAGCACTTGCCCGTGCCACAGCGTCAAACAACCTGTTTGAGCGGAACATGTTTGAGACCATGGTTGACAGCCAGGGTAACACCGTCTATCGTGCTGATGGCACAGAGTATGGTTCATTCCAGGACATTATCAATCAGATAAACGATACGGATGAACGAGACTTTATGGAGCTATGGTCCGCTCTGGATGCTAGAGGCAGACATGCAATGGGCAAGGATACATTTGGAGATGATGTTGACAGAGAGAGAATCATTGAACAATTACAACAGGCGCATCCGGATTTCATGCGTGTTATTGATCAGGCTGTCGAATGGTATGAGAAGTTCATGGAAACATGGCTGGTCAACGAAAACAACCTGTCTGCCGAAGCATTCAGGCACATGCGTGAGTTGAATCCGTATTACATCCCGTCTGTTGTTGATGTTGAGGATAATAACGTTGGAAGTACCAGAAACAGACGTGGAGACCAGACTGCTGACACTGGTCTGAGAGCCTCACACGGCCATAAAGGTGCAGCTGTCAAAAATCCCATTGTCGAAATGGCAAAGTACATGCAGAGCTATATCTCTAAGGCGAAAACCATTGAGATGCTCAGAGCGTTTGACACGTCAATGACTGAGGCGTTCCAGCAGGATCCCCAGTGGGCAAACGGCATTGCTGAGCTGACTCAGCCTGATATGAACAGAGTGAATACATTCAATGCAAATCAGGAGGCACTCAGAGCGCTTAACCGTGAAATCAGAGATATTATGAGGGACCGCAATAACAGAAATGATCCGCATGTTCAAGACTTAATGAACCGTCTGCGTAGGACCATAATGAATTTGCCCAATTATACTTGGGAAGTTTCAGACCGTGCCACCGGTGCGGATGTCGTTAATATCGTTCGTGCTGACGGTTCAATTGCTTCCTGGACGGTATATAATAAGGAAGTTTATGATGCTCTCACAAAGATGCCGTCAGGTAGGAGTTTTGGCCCGCTCATTCGTGGCGTAAATGCCTTGGTGCGTCTCCTTTGCGCAAATGCCACCGGGCGTGATGTCGGATTTGCTGTCCAGAACTTTTTGGGTGACACTGATACTGTGGTGAATTACGGACATTCAGCTGGAAACTATTTCCAGTATCTCGGCCAGCTTGGACGGAATGCCGTTGAGTATGGCAGACAGATGTACCGTGAACACAGAGGACAAGAAACGTCTGATACATACAGAAAGTTTAAGACGTTTGGCCAGCTTGGGAGCCGGTATATACTGAAAAATCGCAATACTGCGCGTGATATCAGAAGGCGGCTTTATAACCACGATACTCGTGTCCGTGATATCGTAAGAACAATCGTGCGTTCTCCGATTGCCGTTACCGAATTTACAGCAGGATTCCTTGAAGACATCACGAGGTTTAATGCATTTGCCAATAATTACAGTGACGGTGGATCTTATAGTGATGCTCTCAGGGCTGGTCGTTATGCCAGAGAGGACAGCGTGGACTTCTCCAAGGTTGGAAAAGATGATACCACTATGCCTTTCCTGAAGCAGATCATTCCTTTTATTGGTGCATCTACACAGGGCATTGCAAAAACCGTTGAAACAATGGTCCTGCCTGAAAACAGGGCAGAACGGAATAAACTGCTGGCCAGAACCGCATTAAATGGTCTGATTCGTGGTGCGGCTATCGCGATGCTTCGTAGCTTTATGTGGGATGATGATGAGAAGGATGCATTTGACGAGGTCCGTGATTCTGAAAAGGCAAAATACTTCCATATTAAGGTCGGCAAGGGAGAAAATGCACACTTCTTCCGTGTTAAGCGGTCGCAGGATGCATTTATTCAGACGGCTGAAAATATCGGTGAAATGATCGGTCGGACGTTTACCGGATGGGAAGATGATCCAGGTGCGGCGATATTTACAGTTGGAAAGAATGCGGCGATGAATGCCATGCTTAGCTTTGATACAGTCTGGCAGCCGTTTGTCGATGTTGCAAATAACCGGACATTTGCAGACGTTCCGATTGATTCAGCGGCCGATCTGAAGAAGCCGCCTCAGGACCGCTATGACGCTGAAACTCCATATCTGTTCAGAATGATGTCTTCTCTCTCAAACGTTGCCGGTATACAGTTCTCACCGGCTGGATGGAGATATCTTACTGAGGAATTTACAGGATCTATGGGACGGATCGGCATTAATATTTTTGAGAACATGACGAATGATAATCAATGGCTTGTTCCGGCAGTTGGCGAGGCTATGATCGACTATGCAGCAAGAAAGTTTACTATCGATCCGGTCTACTCCAACAGTCTGTCCGAGACGTACTATGCCGGCCTGGATAAGCTTGATAAGATTCTGGCCAATGCTGAGGACGGCCACTCCATCGTCTATTTCAGATCCGATCTGAGCAAAGACGAAGTAACAGCTGGCCTGAAAGAAGCAAAGGACATGACCGGCTCAGAGTCGCGGCTTGGTGTCATTGGTACCCAGATTGCAGAGCTTCGGTCTAGAGAAAAAACCGTCTTGGATGATAACAGCAAAACTGAATCCGCACGGGATGCCGAGGCCAGATCTATTCGTATGGAACGGAATAAACTGATGCTGGAAGCTAACGCAATCATCGGGGATTACTTCCAGCGGTATGGCTATGACTATTCCATGCAGGAAAATCTGATGAATGCCGCGGCCACAGTCGGTCTGGCACATCCTGAAAAGGTACAGAGCGATATGATTCCTCAGACGGTCAAGGCTGGTTATGTGACACCGGAAACCATGCATGATGTCTTCAAGGCTGATAGCAATCTGCCGTATATGCAGAAAGCTATGGGGCTTTATGAGTCCACACAAGATGCCGCAGTTCTGCCACACCCGAAATATACCGGCTCTTATAACAAGACCAAGTATGAGGTCGAGGAACAGTATCAGAACGACTTTGACAAAAAGTATCAGGATGCATATAATAGATACGTTGACAAGAAAACCCGTGCGTGGGATAGAATGACTGACAAAGAAAAAACGGACGTCATGAAATACGCTCATAACCATGCTCAGCAGAAAGCGGCTGAATGGTACCACAAGCTGAAAAGATGACGCACCGGATGACTTTTGATTCAAAGTTCCAGATAAATAAGGCTTGGTACAAGGTTCAAATCCTGTCACCTCGACTCTCTAACCCCTAGATTTGTGGGACTTCCACAAAAATTGATGAGAAAGCACTATCAGATTTGATAGTGCTTTTTCCATTTCTGAGGGGGTTGTTATCAGATATGTGACTCATTAGATGACTCAAAGATGACTCAGATGTCTTACCAGTTATAGGCTGTACCATTCAATACTGCCGCTGTATGAGTATTGATGCTGGCAGAAACCTGTGCTTCTTTTGCTTTGATGATCTGGCCGTATACACGGTCAATCATCTGGTATGATGCATGGCCCATCTGCTCAGCGGCGTACTTTTTCGGGACATCCAGCGCAACCATGATGGATGCGTGATAGTGGCGCAGCGCATGGAAACAGAACTCATAGCCAAGGCGCGTCCGGAGACGGTTGAAACGGTTTGTTACCAGTTCCGGTTTCAGACCAATCAGGGAAGTGTCCGGAGTATAGATCACTCCATCCTTACGCTGACGGAGCATCAGAGCGTCATAGACACTGCTGTCAATATTGATGACACGTTTGCCCGCCCGCGTCTTGGTCTCCTTCTGCTGATACTTATTCATCTCATTGACGGCCAGCGCCTTGTCAATGTTAACGGTGGTGCGGGTAACGTCTCCATAAGTCAGCGCACAGATTTCCCCGCGGCGACATCCACAAAATGCACCAAGGACAATAGCACGGTACAGCTCCGGATCAGATTCCTTGGTTTCCTTGAGCAGTACCTGAATCTGCTCATCGGTCGGGATGATGTATTCCTCCGGATCCTGATCGGGGAGTTCAAGCGACTTCCACCGGATGTTCATATTTCCCGCCTTTTCGAGCGCTGGCTTCAGCAGATACAGATCGTTCTTAATGGTCTTGGCTACCCGTCCCTGATCGGCTCTGGCATCGACAAAATCCTGTACATCCTCAAGGGTGATGTCCAGCGCATACATATTATTGAAAGCACCGAACGAGTTCATCCTGGCTGACTCATAGGTTTTAATCGTTGTGGGGGAATAGGTCTTCCGCTTGCTGTTACGGCATCCTTCAATATAATCATCTAGTGCCTCGTCAAGTGTCGGGCCTTTTGGGATTTCTTCCTCGATCTTTCCGCCGCCGGCTTTCAGCCACTTCTTGTATTCCTTCTCGCACTTTGCTGCGGTGTCACAGGTGAACGATACATACTTCTTTTTGCCATTGGAGTCTGTACCATAATAAACACGAAGACGATATTTACCGCTTGCGGTTTTAACCGGTGTTGCCATTTTCTTTTCCTCCTGTAATGTGTTATAATCTCTCTTGCAACGTTCTCGCGTTGTCTTTTTTCCCCGTTGCCGTGCAGAGCCACCTGCACGGCTTTTTTTATTTCTCTGAGTACGGGGTAAGCAGTGTCCAGATTGCTGTTTGGATGTTTTCCGGTGCGCTATGGAATGATTCAAGAAGTTTTCTGTCTTCATCTGAAATATTTGATTTGTTCCATATCGGCTGGTCGGAATCCTTCCACACCGGATCACCATTGTCATTTATCCATCCTGCGACAGTAGCAACATCTGAACCAATTGCTCTACAGATAGCGGCAAGCCTTCCCATTGGGATCTTCCTTGTTTCTCCTGTGGCATACCGCTGGATAACTGATTTTGATAATCCTGTGACTTCAGAAATCTCTCCATAAGATTTTTCTGATTTTTTGATTGCAATAAGAAGCCGTTTTGAAGTTTCCAGGTCCTCGTTAGGAGCGTCGTAAAGATTCAACCGATCATCAGATTTGGCTGTAAGCTCCTCGATAGTCATGTTATCGCCTCCTTGCCTTGGATTATATCAGTAGTCGTTCCAATTTGCAATGAATAATCCAAAAAAAATCTAAAATTTGTTCCAAAAATGGGTTGACAGCTAAAATCTATCTGTCGTATAATGCGCTCGTCCCGAAAACGGAACGGTTTGGAGGTGATGGTTTGAATAGCTTGAAACTTAAATGTAAACTGGTGGAAGCAGGAGTGGGACAGCGTGAATTCGCCAATACGCTTGGATGTGCTTTGAATACCGCGAATGTTAAGATCAACGGGAAACAGCCATTTAATACAAATGAAATTGAAGAAATCTGTATGTGGCTTAACATACATGATCCCGTTGAGATCGTGGATATTTTTTTACCAAAGCTGTCCCAAAAACGGAACAACGTTGCTTGAACTATGAAAGGAGAAACCACATGAATATTAATGATTATACCAATAAGCTGACGAATCATCTGATGGCTGACATGGAAGACAGCCTCATTGATTGTCTTGAGGAAAACGCGCATGAGATTATCGAAGACACTCTGAGAAATGAGATCTATCGCTGCATCGCTCAGGCTGTCGCTGAGGCCAAAGAAGAAGTTAAGAACGAGATCAGCGCGAACAAGCCCAAACACGATTCCTCCGAGAATGACATCGATTCTTTGATGGAAAGGCTGAAAACGCTCTGTGAGGAATCTGTGAAGGGATCGAATGTGGTATCGTATGCGATTACTGTCATGGGTAAAGAAGCATGCGGTATATCTCTTAATGTAACCGGCTTGAATCTCGTCTACATGATCAGAAAGATCATTGATGTTGCGGTGGCAGAGAACAGTGGCATTAGCAAGAGCGATATCATTGCTATGCTCAATGTACCGTTCGATCTCCCGATCGATCTGGATAAATAAAAAACCTCACTGCCCGTCACAGTGAGGTTGAGCATGAGCTTAACATGCCCTCTCCGGCTCCTATTATAGCAGAAAGGAGTAAGAAATGAAATACGCAGATGTCAAAAAAGAAGATGAGAGAATCCGATTGATTCTGTCCATGCTTCAGGGCGCTGCGAAGTCCCAAAAGGCACTGTGTCGGGAAATTGGCATGACTGTCCCGACCTTCTGCCGCAGAATACAGGATCCAGGGACGCTGTCCCTTCAAGAACTGAGAAATATCAAGCTGTTCGCAAAGTCACTGAATTATACATTCGATCCGCTGGAGGGAGTCAAATGATCATCATTGGAATCATCGTGCTCTCAGGCATGATTTTAGCCATCATAGCGCTCACCATCTGGATGGCTAACGAGTTTATCGATGAAGCCGGCAGAGAGCGCCAGAGGCGGCAAATTTCGCGGCCTGAACCCATTCCCGGCCTTACATGGTGGGAACTTCAGAAAGCGCTGAAAACCGTCAGGGCTAACGATAAGCATCACGTATACCGGCGGTACCGGATTTGGTAAAGAGGAAGATCAATCCTCCGGCCGGTAAGTTGATTTGTCGGTGCAGCAAGACCGGCAAGTTTGAGTACATTGACAAAGACTATAAATTTTTTTTCGAGGTGACATTGAAAAATGGAAATGCCAAAGAGGCGGGAAGCATCACAGATGGAGCTGACCGCAGTAGCTCAGGTCCGGAAATACAAACAGCCGCCGTGTCCAGCTTGCAAGATGCCAATGCACCTTCAGTGGTGGCCCAGTGTCTCAGCTGACAAGTGCTTTGATGTGTGGTACAGCTGTCAGAATCCGCTCTGTATGCCGAATTTCCGCACCAAAGCGATAACCGCAAGGAATCTTGCGATGGCCGCGAACGATGCCTACAAGGCGGCATTCTGGAGGGATGACAGATGAGAAAGAATTTATATCTTCGTTGCACCATCAGAGGCGATGGGAAGGGAGGAAAGGTCGAGCTTAACGGTTCAGACAAAGAAGTGTTAACGATGACAACCCTCATTCTTCAAAATGTCGCGGCAACTCTCGGAATCGACATTGAAAAGTTCTGCGAATTCGTATCAAAGGTGACAATCGAATCTTCAAAGGACATAGCAAAAAGAATGGAAGAGAAGGAAAGCAATGGAAACAGCGCACAATCAATTGACACTATGCTCTCTTTTTGATGGGAGCGGTGGCTTTCCCCTTGGTGCGTTGCTGGCTGGAATAAAGCCGGTCAGCAGTTCGGAGATCGTACCATTCGCGACCCTTGTAACGAGCAGGCGCTTGCCTGATGTGAAACATTACGGGGATGTGTCTGAGATCAAAGGCTCTGATCTGGAGCCGGTGGACATCATTACATTTGGATCACCCTGTCAGGATATGAGCATCGCAGGACGCAGGGTAGGGCTTGACGGTGAGCGGTCAGGGTTGTTCTACCAGGCGGTCCGCATTATCAAGGAAATGAGGGAGGCAACGGATGGCAAATATCCAAGATACTGTGTCTGGGAGAACGTCCCAGGAGCTTTCTCCTCAAATGGGGGAGACGATTTCAAGGCTGTCATCGAGGCAGTTATTGGAGTTAAAGAAGAAGGGATCGAGGTGCCTGCGCCTGATAAAAACAAATGGCCCAAAGCAGACGTATACCTGGGAGACGGATGGAGCTTGGCTTACCGAGTTTTCGACACTCAATACTGGGGATGCCCCCAACGTCGTAAGAGAATCTACCTTGTCGCAGATTTTGCAGGAGAACGTGCCGGAGAAATACTCTTTGAGTCCGAAAGCCTGCGAGGGAATTCTCAGGAGAGCGGAGAAGCGCGGGAAGATCCTTCCGGTAATGCTGAAGGAAGCATTAGAAGAAACGATCAGGCTAAATGCCTGAACCCATGGGATGTGCAGGGCAAGCGCATCATGGATATCAGCGGTGTTGCTGGGTCTCTCTACGCAGGCGAACGTACATTTGGCGGAGGCGAGTCATACGTGGCTTACTGTCTCCAAGGGAACATGATTGACAGAACAGATAAAGCCGGATGTGATGGAAAAGGTTTTAGAGAAGATACCTGTTATACACTCAATACCATTGATCATCCGGCGGTAGCTTATCCGATAGAAAACCATGCAATGGATAGCAGAGTAACACTAAAGCAACCTGATGAACCCTGCCAGACACTGTCAAGTCGAATGGGTACTGGGGGGTGCAATGTGCCAATGATCCTTGAAGCGGTGAGTGTAGGAAACGGTCAGCTCCATCAGATGGGAATGGAAGAGGTAGCAAGACCTCTAGACTGTATGCACGACCAGCAGGTGGTCCTGTATAAGCAGGAAAGAAAGTACATCGTCCGAAGACTCACTCCGACAGAATGTGCCCGACTTCAGGGATTCCCGGACTGGTGGTGCACTGATCTGGCAATCCCTGACCCTACGGATGAGCAGGTCGCTTTCTGGACAGAGGTCTGGGAGACATGGAGAAAGGTGACCAGTCCTGACAGCAAACCAAAAACGGAAAAGCAGATCAGGAGATGGCTGGCAAGCCCGTACACCGATGCCAATGAGTACAAACTCTGGGGAAACGGTATTTCCCTTCCTATCGTGTACTTCGTTTTATCTAGAATCGTCAAAGCGACAGAAGAGGAGAAAAACAATGAAAATCACATCATTTGAGATCGAGAACGTAAAGAGGGTCAGGACCGTGGCCTATGAGCCGACCCAGAATGGCCTGACGATCATTGGCGGCAACAACAATCAGGGCAAGACATCCATTCTAGATGCCATTGCGTGGGCGCTGGGGGGCAACAAATACGCCCCCAATAGCCCGCAGTTTGACGGGTCTGCTCTCCCGCCGCACATCAAGCTGACACTCGACAATGGTCTGATTGTGGAGCGCAAGGGAAAGAATTCCGAACTCTACGTCACGGATCCTACTGGCCAGAAGTACGGCCAGAAGCTCCTTGATTCCTTTGTCAGCCAGCTGGCACTCGATCTGCCGAAGTTCTTAAACATGACCGACAAGGAAAAGGCAGATGTTCTCCTGAAGATCATCGGTGTCGGCGATCAGCTGGCCGCCATTGATAAAGAAGTCAACGGCGTATACAACAAGCGCCAGGCGTTCTATCCGATAGTTACCAGTAAACAGAAGTATGCTGATGAGCTTCCGTCTTATCCTGACGCTCCTGAACAGCCGGTATCCGCTGTGGAGCTTATCCAGAAGAATGAGGCGATCCTCGCACGGAACGGTGAGAACCGTAAGAAGCGGGAGAATCTGGACAAGCTTATCCGTGATCATGCAGACCAGATTCAGCGCGTGGAATACTGCAAGCAAAGACTAGCAGCCGCTCAGGCTGACCTCACCTTGGCAGAGAATACTCTGGAAGATCTGGAACATGATATTGAGATCGCTCAGAAGACTGTTGAGGAGTTGGTTGACGAATCTACGGATGAAATCACCGCCCAGCTTCACGATATCGACCAGATCAATGCTAAGGTCCGTGCCAATCAGGCAAAGGAAGCGGCACAGGATGAAGCACTGATGTACTGTAGTCAGTACAATTTCATGTCCGCTCGGCTGGACGAACTCAGGAAATCCCGCTATGAACTTCTGAAATCAGCCAAGCTTCCGCTGCCTGACCTTAGCATTGAAGACGGATGCCTGACCTATCGTGGCAAGAAATGGAACGATATGAGCGGTTCAGATCAGCTGATTGTGGCAACATCCATCGTGAAGTGCCTGAATCCGCAGTGCCAGTTTGTTCTGATGGACAAGCTTGAGCAGATGGATCTTAAGACTCTTAAGACGTTTTGCGAGTGGCTTAAGAATGAAGGTCTACAGGTGATTGCTACCCGGGTTTCTACTGGCGATGAGTGCCAGATTATTATCGAAGACGGCATGATTAAGCCGGCAGAAACGAAACAGGCGTTTGCAGCGCCTATGAAAGATTGGAGGAAGTAAATGAACATCACGCGAGGGGTTATCAAATCTGCTCAGCGTGTGGTCATCAGCGGTGTGCCTGGCATTGGCAAGTCTACCTTTGCCAGTCACGCACCGAACGCTCTGGTGATCGACACTGAGGGCAGTACAAAACAGCTGGATGTGGCCCGTTTTGATGAGCCGACAAGCTGGACCATGCTCATGGAAGAAGTTGATGCAGTAATCAATAACCCGTCACTCTGTGACACGCTGATTATTGATACCATCGACTGGGCGGAGAAGCTAGCCGCGAATCAGGTAATCGCAGCCAACAACTGGAAGTCGATTGAGGACGGCGGATACGGAAGCGGCTATAAGAAGGTCTATGAGGTCATGGGCAAACTTCTGGATAAGTTATCACTGGTTGTTTCTAAAGGTATTAACGTCTTTCTTGTGGCACATACGGCGCTCCGGAAAGTCGAACAGCCGGATGAAATGGGATCTTATGACAGGTGGGAGCTTAAGCTTCAGAACAGTCCGAAATGTAACATTGCCGCAATGGTCAATGAATGGGCTGACATGGTTCTGTTTGCCAACTATAAGACCATGATTGTTACCGATGACAAGACTAAAAAGGGCAAGGGTGTAGGCGGCAAGCGTGTCATGTATACCGCGCATCGGCCAGCATGGAACGCCAAGAATCGCTTTGGATTGCCTGAGGAATGCGATTTTGACTATTCGGTCATCGCTCCATACATCCCATCAAAAGGATCAGCACCGGCACCGATGCCTGAACCAGTTCAGGCTCCCGTTCCCACTCCTGCTCCTGCTCCCGCTCCTGTGCCTGAACCGACACCTGCACCAGTTCAACCGCCAGAACCCGCGCCGGAGATTGTACCGACCAACTACCCGACTCCGGAACACAGTCAGCTGTACGCGCTGATGCGGGAAATTAATGCCACTGAACGCGAGGTGGCACAGTGCATCGAACAGCTGGGCTTCTATCCGATGGGTTCGAATGTTCCGATTACTGCATATCCGCCCGACTTCATCGCCGGATACATCATTCCTGAATGGGGTATTGTCAAAGACATGATTCTGAAGATCCGGGAAGATCTTCCGTTTTGAAAGGAGAAATAAGCTATGGCTGTTAATAATATGCTTGATGAGAATCGCCCGATTGGTTGGGACGAGGAGTTTATTGTTCAGGAGGAGAACGAATTCATAACCCTGGAAGAGGGTGACTATGACTTCGAGATTGTCAACTTTGAGCGTACCCAGTATAGCGGTTCGGATAAAGTACCGCCCTGCATGCGGCTCGATGTCAAGATTCGCGTCACTGATGGAATCAAATCGACAACCATCACCGATAAGATCTTCCTGATTCAGAAATTTGCATGGAAGCTGTCAGATCTGCTGGCGGCCGTTGGACTGGCAAAGACCAAGGACGCAGCAAGACCGGCAATGATTCAGCAGTCCATCGGATTGAAGGGGCGCTGCCATGTGACCAAGACTGCCGGTAATAACCCCGGAACGTTCTTCAACAACGTCAGCAAATACCACAGAAAAGCTGAGAATCAGCTGTCCGGATTCACACCGGCACCATCCGCAACGCCTCCGGCACAGTTCACCAGTCAACCTCAGCAGTACACTCCGCCTCAGTACCAGATGCCTCAACAGCCTCAGTATCAGGCGCCTCAGTATCAGCAGCCCAATTTTGCTAGATGATGGAGCTGAGACCATACCAGAATGACTGCGTTAATGCTGTCCTGGGGGACTGGGATTCCGGCATCCTCAGGACTCTCGCAGTCCTTCCAACAGGCACAGGCAAAACGATCTGCTTTTCAGCCATTACAGCCAAGGAAGTGTCCGCTGGGCGTAGGGTGCTGATACTGGCCCATCGGGCAGAGCTGTTAGATCAAGCCGCTGATAAGCTGAATCGTTCAACCGGCCTGAGATGCGCACGGGAAAAGGCAGAAGAATCCTGCTTCGGCTCGTGGTACAGAGTAACAGTGGGATCTGTGCAGTCCCTGTGCAGACCACAACGTTTGGAAAAGTTCAGCGATGATTATTTTGGCACCATCATCATTGATGAAGCGCACCATGCGCTGTCTACAACCTATCAGACAGTGCTGGAGCATTTTCCTAGAGCTCGGGTGCTTGGTGTTACTGCCACCCCTGAGAGGGGTGACCATCGCAATCTCGGCAGTTTTTTCAAGCATCTGGCATATGAGTACACGCTTCCGGATGCCATCAAGGAGGGATTCTTATGCAAGATAAAGGCACAGACAATCCCGCTGCAGATCGACATCAGCGATGTGAGCATACAGAGCGGGGATTTTGCCGCCTCTCAGGTAGGCAGTGCTTTGGATCCATATCTGGACCAGATAGCAAAGGTCGTAGCAGAAGTGGCGCAGACAAGAAAGACAGTAGTCTTTCTCCCTTTGATCGCTACAAGTCAGAAGTTCTGCCGAATTTTGACAGAGCTTGGTATCAAGGCGGCAGAGGTCAACGGAACCAGTGATGACCGTGAAGAGGTCCTGAAGGACTTTGATGCGGGAAAGTATCAGGTTCTGTGTAACTCAATGTTGCTGACCGAAGGATGGGATTGTCCCAGCGTTTCCTGCGTGGTAGTCCTCCGGCCAACAAAAGTTCGCGGCCTGTATTGCCAGATGGTCGGACGCGGGACCCGTCTGGCTGAGGGAAAAGAAGATCTATTGATTCTGGATTTCCTGTGGCTGACTGACAGATTGGATCTGTGCCGCCCAGCTTGCCTTATCTGCAAGGATGAGGAAGTTTCCCAGAAGATGACAAAGAATCTGGAGGAGTCTGGCGCAGCGGTGGATCTGGAAGAGGCCGAACAGAAAGCAGAATCAGATACCATTGCAGAGCGTGAGGCCAAGCTGGCAGAACAGCTGGCAAGGATGCGGAAACGCAAAGCAAAACTCGTCGATCCTTTGCAGTATGCATTTAGCATACAATCGCTGGAGCTTGCAGAATATCAGCCTGAATTGGGTGATGACATGTCAGCTCCGGACCAGAAGATGATTGATGCGCTGGAGCAGTTCGGGATCTTCGGTGACCAGATCGCCACACAGGCCGAGGCAAAATTCCTCCTGAGTACACTCAGAGAACGACAGTTTCAGGGCCTTGCGAGGCCAAAGCAGATACGTCAGCTGGAACAGCGCGGCTTTCGGAATGTCGGCCAGTGGACGTTTGAACAGGCATCGGCCATGATTGGCCAGATTGCCGCGAACAACTGGAAGACGCCATATTACATTAACCCAGCAACATATGTACCAGATGAGGTTATATGAGACAGAGTGAGTACAAAAAAATCGCAGAAATTCTCTGCGATGTAGCATTAGATACAAATATTGATCTTTGTGATATCTGTGCTTATGACAAGGATAATTGCAAGGAAAGATGTGAAGAGGGCATTGGTCGCGGCCTTAAGAACCGGATGAACAGCGACACTTAATACTGATGATTTCATGCACGGTGAGGTGGGCCGTGGTCCTGTCGGCGACAGTAGTATTGGTATTGTGGGTAAGCAAATGCACACACAAATTTTGGACCCAACGGCAGCCTGTCGGAATGTTACTAAACGACATACTACACAGATTGTAGGGAACAGTGATCGCGAGATTCCATCAAGCAGGAATCTGATCAGTTCTTAACACTGTATCATTCTATAAAATTCATAAAAATCCAAACCACTCATTGTTTTCACTCTTCCCCCAGAGCGGAACAAACGAGTACCATACCTGTAAAATACCTTTTAACCCTTGGCCACCGTGTATGATTTCATATAAAAGAGGGCCGCTGATCTGGCAGGCCAGCGGTCCTTCTTTTTTCCTTCAGAAGAATTGTGCAAATGAAAGGATAAAATAATGGATGAAAGAGCTATTCAGCTTGTGCTGAATTACGTTTATGAGCATCTTGACAAGTCAGACCCGGAGCCAGAAATCGTGGTGTACATTGTCTGGAAGTGCAAGGCATTGCAGAACTGGAAATATCTGATCAGTACCAGTCTGTTTGACGGGATGTATTATGAACTGACATACAACGGGGACAAGAAGGAATGGTATCTGGATGCTTATAAGAAGTTCCAGAATAAAGTGATTCCAGATTGAAAGGGAATAATTCATGATCATTAAAATCACGTATTACATCCGCCGTATCAGGTGGCTGTGGAATCATCGGTATATGAAGGACTGCAACAGGAAATTCCGCCTGATGGAATATGACATCAGGTGGAACTTGGACAGGAAGAGAACATAATGAATATAACCGATATTGATGAATATAGACCGCATGAAGTTGTTGAAGTGGTTTGTCTTAAATGCCTGAAGCGTTGGATTGCGGTATTTCCATCAAGTTCATTGCTGATTGATCTTGAATGCCCACAGTGCCATGAATCAGGATATGCAATTTTGACAGGTGAAAGATATGAGCAAACTTAAACCGTGTCCAATATGTGGCACAAGACCTATTGTATTTATCAGTAATTGCTTAAACGACTATTATATATATGAAATACTCTGTCCAAATACAAATTGTAATTTTTCAATGGAACGCAGATTGGAATTACAAAGATGGTTTAAGTGCAGAGATCCTGAAAAGAAAGCTGAAGAAATCGAAAATAGCGTAGTAAAAGTATGGAATTGGAGGAGAACCCACTGATGATCGAATGGCTTAAGAAGCTGTTTGGCAGATCAGAGCCAAAACCAATAGAATGTATTACTTGCCCATACTGGATACATAGCTTTCATGCAAAAGATGGCATAGCGAGATGTGGCAAAACTGGAAGACAAAAACGAATTAATGAGTATTGTGACTGTATGGAGGAAAGAAGGTGAAATGGGGATGAAAATCCCTCATATGTGCATTACATGTAAGCATTACGAATCAGACCGCTGCCTTCAGGACAATTCATATATCGGGTATTTGAATTGCATGGAACCAACAAAATGCAGGGCATGGAGACTGCATGACATTTATAAAAAAGGCGGAAAATTCTACGAAGAAATGCAGAAGGCAAGTGAAATGGGAAATGGATGAATTTGATGTGGAAGAGAATAATGAAATGCAGTAAATGTCCGTTATATTCTTACTGGAGCAACGAAAACGACCGTGGGGAAAGTTGTGGCTTGTTTGGCGATGCATGGGATAGCCACTTTCAGTATGAAGATAAAGAAGGAACTGTTGTTGGGTGTTATATCGATAGACATTTTATCGAAAAAGCCGATGAAGAATATTTGTCGAGCCACTACTAATTCATTGAGGAGGAGTAACCTATGACCGCTGACGAAAGAATTGAGAAGCTTTTGAACCGCTTCGGGCAGACGATATCAGATCTGCCTAAACCATCCGAAGAAGGAGAAGGCTATGCCTACGAATTTGAGCATAGAAATTCCGCGTTAGAAGCCGCTTTGTACTGGACAAAAGCAAACAGTTCAAACCCCTTTTCCAAGATTATCGATTACATCTGCCACCTGGCTGATGTAATAGACAGAATGGAGATCGCGCTAGAGACGGCACTGACTCAGTTTGGAAATGACTGTGATAAATGCAGTACATTTGAATATTGTGAGGGCAACTGTCAGGATTTCTTCCGCCTTAGCGATAAATTTTTGATTGCCCCAGAATTGGAGATAGACTATGCTGACTGATGATTACAAGATTGAAGAGATTCTGGAGCATCTGGATCCGGCGCGGCTGACCTATACGGAATGGGTAGAGGTTGGTATGGCGCTGAAATCAGCTGGAGAATCAGCTGTAGTATGGGACAGATGGAGCCAGAAGGATCCCGCCCGTTATCATCCAGGCGAATGCTACAAGAAATGGGTAACGTTCAACGGCGCGGGAATGAAGGATGTTACGATTGGAACAATTGTCAAAATGGCGATGGATAATGGCTGGTCCCCGATGCCTGACGGGGACCGGCCCATCGGCTGGGACGAAGAATTTATCGTTATGGCCTCTGACGATGACGATCCACTGAGAGTTATTGACCAGCGGTGGGTCATGGAGGAGGAAGTCCCCGGCCCGAAGAATTTCAATCCGACGCAGCAGTTACTCCAGTATCTGGAAGCGCTGTTTCAGCCGGATGAATATGTCGGCTTTGTGACTCAGGCATACGTCAAGGAAAGTAACGACCCCGACAAGCCGACACGATATGTGCCTGGCAAGGGCAGCTACTCCAAAACTGCCGGTGAGCTGATACAGGCGCTGTATGCATGCAACGGAGATACAGGCTCTGTCATGGGCGATTTTAATGATGCCTACGGCGCGTGGATACGGTTCAATCCTCTGGACGGCAAGGGCGTTTCTGATGCAAACGTGACAGCTTACCGCTATGCACTGGTAGAGAGCGATTCATTGCCCATCGGCAAGCAGTACGCCTTAATCAAACAGCTAGAACTACCGGTGGTCGTTCTGGTTCACAGTGGCAAGAAATCGCTCCATGCCATCGTCAGGATTGATGCGGGATCCTTCAATGAGTACAGGGCGCGTGTCGATTATCTGTATTCTGTCTGTGAGAAAAACGGCCTGAAACTGGATACGAACAACCGGAACCCGTCAAGACTGTCAAGACTTCCAGGCGCTACCCGTGAAGGACATCCGCAGTATATCGTAGACACCCAGATGGGGCAGGAATCGTATGACAAATGGAAAGAGTTCATCGAGGCCAGCAATGACGATCTGCCCGACATCAGCGGCCTGTCAGAATGGTTCTACAATCCACCTGATTTAGCGCCTGAACTGATACATGGAGTACTCAGAAAAGGCCATAAAATGCTCCTCAGCGGGCCATCAAAAGCCGGTAAATCATTTGCCCTCATCGAACTCTGCATTGCTATTGCAGAGGGAACTGAGTGGCTTGGGTTTAAGTGTGCGCAGGGCAAAGTATTGTACGTCAATCTAGAGCTGGATGAGAACAGCTGTATTCATCGGTTTGTGGATGTTTACAAAGCTATGGGATTGACTGGTCAGTTTATCCGGAATATAGACATCTGGAACCTCAGGGGAAAATCAGAGCCAATGGATAAGCTTGCCCCAAAGATGATACGGAGGGCGAAACAGTCAGGATATACCGCAATCATCATCGACCCTATATATAAAATCATCACTGGCGATGAGAACAGCGCCGATCAGATGGCCACATTCTGCAATCAGTTTGACAAGGTGGCATCTGAACTCGGCTGCGCGGTCATCTACTGCCACCATCACAGCAAGGGTAGCCAGTGGGGCAAACGTGCGGCAGATCGGGCCAGCGGCTCCGGAGTCTTTGCGCGTGACCCAGATGCCATTGTAGATATGCTGGAAATTGAACTGAATGATGATGCCAGGAATGCTATGCAAGTAAAAATTATTCCTGAGATTTACCGGAATCACATGATGAAATATCATCCGGAAAATTACATGCAGCTTCTGGAAGGGGTCGATCTTGGGAGTCAATCAGAACTACGGAAGCGGTGCCATGACGTGCTATCCCCTCAGGAATTCGCATATCTGGAGCAGATTACATCCGGTATGGCTGAGAAGCTAGACCATCGTACAGCATGGAATATTTCTGCAACACTGCGTGAATTCCCCAGCTTTCCGGATTTTAAAATATTCTTCGACTATCCGGTCCATCTGGTAGATACAGATCACATCACAGAAAATGCAATCAGTGACGGAAAGAGAATGAAGAAAGAAAAGACAGCTGAAAGCAAAGGGCCGGCATGGGGCAGTGATGAAGCAAGGAATAACGGCAGGGAATCCATGGTGCAGCGCAAGGAAGAAGAGAAGAAAAAGAATAAGGATGATTTCGAGAAAGCTATTGAAACTGTCGGCAACAAAGTAGACGATATTATTACATACTATAGTGGTGTTTTGTCACCTGATGCCATAAAAGCCAGAGCACGCCGCTACGGATATTCAATAGTTAATGGCAGATTTATTGAAAAACGCACCTTGGAAAATTTAACACCGCCACAAGATGTGTAATATCGCTGAAACAACACACCTTACAAGATGCGTACAAGATGCGTTTGTGTCGTCATACCTTGTCATAAGGTGCATTCGTAAATATCGACACACCTTATATTTATAAGATTCGTTCAGCAACAACAACACACCTACAAAACCCCTATATAAAGGTAAAAATACTACGTACGTGTGTAGAGGGGGAGGGGGTTTAAAACCTCCCCCTCCCACTACACGTACAGTAATATTTACTCTTTATCTTTATCGCTGAAAAATGAAAGGATTATAATCATGGAACAGTTCAAATATGGAAAAGATATTGAAGAAGCTCTTGATGAAATTTCGGAATTGGTTACTGGTTCGGAACTCATGGATGTTATCGCTGAGGAAGCAATAGAAGTTGCTCACGCAGCACTCAAACTCAAACGTACCGTTAAACCCAATTTGAATCCAACAGATGGAATGAGCTATGAACATGCAAAGCATAATTTGCTGACTGAAATTGCAGATCTTCGTGTCGGATTGCTTGCTGCTGGATATATTGATGACAGTAATTATGAGAAGTTTATTGCTGATATGGTTAAATTCAAAACATATCGTTGGCTTGATCGACTGAAAGAACAGCAGCAGAAAGCAGGTGGTGCAGTATGATGAAATTCTTTCTATCCATGATTCCGCCAAGGACAACAGCCCAGCAGGCCAAAATAGCAGTACAGAACGGCAAGCCCAGAAGATACATGCCTGAAAAGCTTAAAGACGTAAAAGCACTGTATCTTGCCTATCTATCAAAGTTCGCACCAGCTGAGCCGATGAAAGGCCCGCTGTATCTTCGCGTGGACTGGTTCTTTCTCACGAAAGCGAAAGATTGGGACAAGACTTGGAAGGTCACTGCACCAGATACAGACAACCTGAACAAGCTGTTCAAGGATTGCATGACTGAGTGCGGCTTCTGGAAGGATGATGCACAGGTGGTATATGAGATCATCACAAAACAATGGAGCTATGATAAGCCAGGCATTATGGTGACTGTTATGGGAATAAATAATCAGGTAAAGTCAGACGTCGAATATAGGAGATGAGATCTGATATGAGAGAAGGAAACCGGCACATTTCACAGTGGAGATGGCGCGAAATCAAAGCTGTTCTCATGCAGTACGAGGAGCGGAAAAGAAAGATTGCTGATATCATTCGCCTTCCGGCAGGAATCAGCGGTGACGGTTCCCGCTCGACAGGTGGAGCAGACCCGACACAACAACAGGCACTGTTGATCAGTCGTTATCAGTCCATTAATGACCAGATCGACAGGACATGCAGCAAATTCCCGCAAGGCGAAATACTCAGGAAATGCTTTGGATATGATAAAGCTGTCAAGCTAGGCTATGCGGGCTGTAAATCAGTCTATTACAAGGACAAGAGGGCATTTTTCGCTGAACTGGATAAAGTAATTTGAAATAAAAAGCCGCTCCATGATGGAGCGGTTATTCTTTACAGTTTCGGAATGAGATCATCAGCTGTACAATCCAGCGCCTGACACAGCAGTGATACATTGTATGCACTGGCAGTCTGTGTTTTCTGCTCGTATTTCTGTATCATTCTTTCAGCTGAACTCTCTGTAAATCCGCAAAGCAATCCCAGCTGTTTCTGTGATATTCCTTTTGCTTTCCGCTGTTCTCTCAGATTCGCCGCGAACAGATCACGGAACAGCTTCTCTCTTTCATCAGTCATTGTTTTGTCTCCTCTCGTTTTCGTCTCGTTGTTTCTTGTTGCAAGTTTGTTGCAAGTTACCGGCAAGTTACCGGCAAGTTATTGCTCCTTGTTGGAATGAGTGAATTATATCACAACTTATAAGTCGTGTAAACAGGGGGAATTTGTGAATTGGAGCGGGAAAGGGGAATGTTCCCCTTTCTTTCTCAATAAATCCAGCCAGTTTCAATTTCTTCTTTCAGCTTTTGAGCAATCCAGCCGCCATTAATGATATAGTTTCCAGCACTTGCAGCATATCTCTGTAATTCAAGTATAGACATTTTCATTTTTTCATTGTCCTTGAAGATCCCTTTTCCCGTAATGGTGTAGATTTCTCCATTAATGATAAACTCAGCTAACATTTTCTTTTCCTCTCTTTCTTTTGTGGCTTGTCTCATCAGTACAGCAGGTGCCGCCTTGCTGTATACAATCGGTCAGGTTAACCGATTGTTTCGACATCGTACACCGGAACCAGTGTCCCATTTTTACTGGTACACTCTTTCACATAGTCCGCAACAGTCCAGCCGTCGTGTTCTCCGTCGTTTTCCCATATTTCGTGAAACTCTTTTTCTAACTGTTCGTAGGTTACAATCTCACGGGACTCTACATCGAAATATTTCATTGTTCTGTTCCTTCTTTCTGTTTGTAGAGAGGGGGGAATGTCCCCCTCTCAGTTGTGATAGATGAATGCGATCTTCTTAACCTTTGCGCACATCCAGCCGCAAGCTTCACAGGTTTTGCGATCTGATTTCTTACCAGTGCCAGGGCAAAGGAAGAAACCTTTTGGAAGATCTTCCGCTTTCTGAATTACAGTTGTTTCGCCGTAGTATTCTTTCACCTTTTCCGGAATTTCCCGACCTTCCCAACCTGAGGGAAGAATCTTAAGGTTTTCAGGCTTGACCGGAATGATTTCTTCCATGAATTCATACTTAGTCGAATAGGTGTAGAACGTTGTGTTCGGATGCCGTCTTGCAATCCTCATCCACATTTCAAGATATTCCATAGAGAAGAACTCACCGGACTCATGGAGACGGGCAACGGATTCTTTGCCGTTCTTTTCGCATTTCCGCTCATTGATAAAGATGCTAGCTTCAATCTGATTCTCCAAATCTTCCATGTGATGCATGGCAAGATTTAGATTGATGAAACGCGCCGCAACAACTGAGGGATTGCGATAGTCTTTTGTCGCGTAGCAGTGCATCCCGTTCTTGCAATCGCCACAGGTTTCAAGCGCCCGTTTTCCACAGGTGAACACAGCGGGAAGGGAAAAGTTCCATGTATTGCCTACTTTGTTATTGTGGTAGGAAACAGCCGCATCATTAATTGTCCGCTTATAGTTCGGGTACATGGTCCGCATATAAACCTGAAACTCATCGTTTTCCTCTTTCATAATGAGGGTGGCGATTTTCTGATTCTTTCTTGTCCAGTACTTCATAATGTGATATACTTCCTTTCGTTGCTTTCTTCTTTTGATGTGGGGATAGTGACGCGCTCGTTATCAGGTGCGAACTGGTAACGGGCTTTTTTGGTTTGCTGTCATCCTTCCTCATTCCTGAGGGGCCGGAACCGGTCAGGAGCTGTTTTCCTCGATCGATGGCAACATGATATCACGCCTTATCCGTCGTGTCAACCCCTTTTTTGAAATTTCCTGAAAAAAACTTTCGCTTCATTATATAGCGCTGATTCGGCCCCATGGTGCGCCGTGAGTCGTTCTGTGGTGGCTGTGGCTTTTGGCGCGATTTTCTCAGGAACAGACCGGTGACCTATCGTTCACGTAAATCGAACGACTGACCGAAGTTTACGAGTCGCTGATCTGCTCCGCACGTCGCGCGTATCGCGTACTGATAATACCGTCTTCTCCTTAAGCTACAAGGATAGATGACTGAGTATACGACCTAAGTAACTAGAAGTATAGTAATCACTGGGTTGATTACAGGTTTATAACCTGTCCTGAATTTACAAGGCAGTGCTGCTCTGTCCCTATGGGACAGAGGCAATAATTTACAAGGCCGCCGCCCTTTCGCCTGGGGTGTACCCCCCATGGGGGTGCACCCCCCTTCCGCACCCCCTGGGGGGCGATTCGTGAATCGGAGTCCCGTTTCCTCCACCCCTATATATATATACCTCCCCGCGGCCTACCCCCGAACCTGGGGTATTTGGCAAAAAATCAAAAATCAGATTGTATTATACAAAAAAGCGTGACAAACTCCCCGTTTTTCTGTGCTATACTGTTACCGTCGCAGAGATGGACGAAACGTCTGTCTCTGTTTTTCATTCCCTTGGAAAGGAGGAAAGCCGATGCTGAATACGAATCTTCCGAAATTGCAGTATGACGAGAAGGGGAAGCTGATCCGGCTGAACGCGCAGCAGAGAGAGCAGATTGTGATTTACTACTACTCCAACAACGTGTCGCAGAAGAATCTGGCGGAACAGGTTGGATGCAGCCCTCAGACCATGAATGCACTGTTGAACAATCCGAAATGGCTGAAGCGTGCGCGGGAGTACCTGAAGAAGGAAATGGACAAGGCCGACATCAGGCGAACGCTGGCACGAATCAAGGCGATAGAGGCATCACCGGATGCTATCGGACAGATCATCAAGATTGCGATGCAGGATGTTGACAGTACGCCTCAGCAGTACCAGTACGTCATCCAGAATGCGGCGCATGAGATCCTGGATCGTGCCGGAATCAAGCCGGTTGAGGAAGATGAGAAGAAGGAAGTCAAGATCAGTTTTGGAGATTTCGACTTCAAGCCTGAGATGCCGACTCTTGACGAGGGAATTCCGATGGTTGATGTGACGAACAGTGTAGTAGAAGAGGAAGGAGGATCTGTGGAATGAACATAGAGATTCCGTACTGTCCTACGGCAAAGCAGAGGCTGTTCCACACGACAACCGCCCGTGAAGTGCTGTATGGCGGCGCTGCGGGCGGAGGCTAACGCAAGTCGCATGCAATCGTGATGGACGGCATCATGCGGTGCCTGACCTACCCACGGACCACGGCGTACATGTTCCGCCGGACCTATCCTGAGCTGGAGCAGACACTGATTGCCACGGCAAGGCGGCTGATTCCAAAAGAGATTGGCACGTACCGGTCATCGGAGCATATCTATCAGTTCATCAACGGCAGCCGGATTTACTTCTGCCACATGAACGATGAGAGCGACCGTCTGAAGTATCTTGGTGCAGAAATCCAGTGGCTCTACATGGATGAGCTGACCAGCTTTACGGAAAGCATGTATGACTTCATCAAGAGCCGTCTGAGAGCGCCTGAGTACCTCGGTGTCACGCCGGTTATCCGGTGTGCGTCAAACCCAGGCGGGCCCGGCCATGGATGGGTGAAGAACCGGTTTGTCGATGCGACAGACATTGGCCGCAAGATCATCCGGAACGAGATGGAATTCTGGAATGAGGTTGAAGGGAAGACCGAGAAGATGGTCTTCACGACCCAGTACATTCCGGCCACTGTTCTGGATAACCCGCACATCACGCCTGAGTACAAATTCGAGCTGCTGTGCAAGCCGGCAAAGATTCGGGATGCTTATCTGTACGGCAAATGGGATGCATTTGAAGGGCAGGCCTTTCCTGAGTTTACAAACGATCCTGAGCACTATCAGGACCGGCTGTGGACACATGTTATCGCGCCGTTCGAGATTCCGTACAACTGGCCCAGATACATTTCCTTCGACCACGGATTCAGCAAGCCGTTTTCCTGTGGAGCATGGGCTGTGGCTCCGGACAAGACCGTCTATCGGTACAAAGAGCTTTACGGTTGCAAGCAGGGTGAGGCGAACAAGGGTGTCATGTACACGCCGTCCCAGATTGGCTACAAGATGGCCGAATGGCTGGATCCTGAATTCAGGGATGGGATCCGTTTTCATGGAATCGCGGATCCGGCAATCTTTGACAAGTCGCGCGGCGAGAGTGTCGAGGAAATGATCCGGAAGGTATTCCGCGGGGTGATCTTCAGCAAGGGTGACAATACCCGCTATGCCGGAAAGATGAACTTCCACGAGTACCTGAAGTTCGATAAGGAAGGCCGGAGCAAGCTGTACGTCTTCAATACCTGCAAGGATTTCATCCGGACCATTCCTACGCTTGTCTATGATGACCATGACTGCGAGGATATCGATACAGACGGTGAAGACCACATCTATGATGAGACTCGCTATTTCCTTGAGGACAGGCCGCTGGCACCGAGGATCGGCTATGACAAGCCGAAGAAGAACTGGGACCCGCTGGAAGAGAGGCAGAGAAAGAAATGACAGTAAACGATTTGATCAATCGCAAGACATCACTTCCAAAGGCGTTCAAATGGTATAACGCTCCCTCCGACCAATGGTATGGGATTATCGAGGACGATGTTTCTGGTATGAAATGGCTTAGCGAAAAGCTCGGTGATGTAGAAGTGAGTCTTATTTCGGAGAAAGAAAACTATGATGGAGACCATGTCGTGTTTACTTTCAATATTGAGGGCGGAAAATGAATGATGATTTTGAGATCGTAGGCGATCAGATACTGGATGAGGAAGACCAGAAGCTGGTCGAGCTTGTCTATAAACGGGTCGAGGTATTCGAGGAGGCCTGCAGGGAGTATCACGACAGGGCGAGGGAATCCCGTGAGATTGTCCGGATGAATGACCCGAAACAGGACTATATCGAGTACGACACCGACCGGACGGAATCCGGTGTGGCGAGGGAAAAAACCGTTCAGCTGCATACGCTAAAATCGACCTTCACCAACTCGGTTGCGGACCAGATGCAGAACGTTCCGAATGCCAGAATTCTTCCTGAGCGGCCTGACCTTGAAGATCAGGCAATGGATGTACAGGATGCTGTTCAGTACGTGCTGTACCAGGCGAACAAGTTTGAGAAAGTCCACAGGCGGCGGGCTGAGGATTTCTACTGCACCGGTACCGCAATCACACAGGTCTGCTGGGATCCGGATATGAACATGGGCAAGGGTGATATTGCCGTTTTCCGCTGGCCGATTGAGGCGTTCCTGTGGGATCCCGCAGCAGAAAACATTCAGGACAGCCGCGCACTGATCAAGGTCAGCTGGCATCCCATCAGCTGGTACCGTGCACATTATCCGGAAAACGGAAAGTATGTGCGGGGCGAGACCGGCATGTATAACCGTGTCGGCGTTCCGGAAACACAGCAGGATATTGATGATCGTGACGAAGCAATGGCGGCGCTCTTTGAGTACTGGTACAGAGAATATGATGCACGGACAAAGAGATATACAATCAATGTTGCCTACGTTGCCGGGCATACGCTTCTGGCACATGACCGCGACGTGTACATTCATGGCATGTATCCATTCGTACTGGATGTCCATTCCACCGTAGAGGGCCAGCCTGTAGGTGATGGACTGATTCAGGAGCTGGTCAGTCTCCAGCGGTACATTAACCGCTACATGCGGTATCTGGATGTCAATCTCCGGTACAGCTCCAAGGCGCGTCTCCTGATGAAAAAGGACAGCGGCATTGACCGTGAAGCGCTGGCTGACTGGGACGCAGATATCATCGAGGCTGAGCGGATTGTACAGGGTGAGGATTATGCATGGCTGGTCCATCCGCCGCTGAATAATACCATCGTTCAGGAACTGTTACAGATGGAGAATGAGTTGAAGAATGACTCCGGTATGAACAACTTCAGCCGTGGTGAATCTACCGGCGGCGTTGTTTCAGGTAAAGCCATTCTTGCTCTTCAGGAAGCCGGAAATAAAATCGCCAATATGCGGATGGTCACCCTGAATGAAGGATTTGTTGAAATCGTCCAGATGATCATCTGGCTGATGGCACAGTTCTATACCAAGGATCGGACCATCATGATTACCGGCTCGACCGGCATCCGGCGGGAGATAAATGCGAACGTTCGGAATTTCTTTGGGCCGGTCTACAAAAAAGTTAAGGACGGCATGATGCCGCCCCCGTATACCGTACAGGTTGAGGTTGACCGGCGGAATCCCGCACGGGTCGATGCGATGAATGAGATGTATATGCAGATGTACACCATGTCAGCTGAAGCCCAGCGGCCCATGAAACTGTCGGATCTTCTGAGAATCATGAACATTGACGGCAAGGACAGACTCCTTCCTGTTGTTGAGCAGACCGAGGCAATGTATGACCAGATGGCTCAGATGCAGCAGCAGATGGAGCAGATGCAGGTTCAGGTTGAAGACCTTCAGACCCAGAACAACAACCTCCGTGCCGATTCCATTCAGGCGAACAATGCGCTGTCTCAGATCGGCGCCGCTCAGGGTGGCGGATATGTCGAGAACGAGAACGGTGCAATGCTTCCGATTTCCGAAAGCACGTCCAGGATGCGTCAGAACATTTTAGCCAGAGAATCATCCATGTGATGATTTGAAGATATTTCTTCCGACTGCGTTTCTCACAGCCGGATGTATAAGGAGTAACTTATGGAAAACGAAAACAATGCGGTCGAATTGAACCTTGAGAGCTTTCAGGACGACGCTGAACTGGCTCAGGGAGAAAGCCTCAGTACTTTGGTTGATGAAACAGCCACGCAGCAGAATGACCAGAACAACGAAACCCCTCCGGCGAAAGAGCCTGGGTGGATCAAGGGACGGATCAATAAGGCCGTGGAGAAGGCTGTTGCCGAGACCGAAGCCAGACTTACCAAGCACTATGAGGAGATGCTCGCTCCCATTCGCGCATCCGTGATGGAGCGTCAGGCACAGGAACTCGTAGACAGCGGTGAGTTCAAAAGCATTGAAATGGCGAAAGAATATAT